GCAAATAAGCAGATACTTTTAACATTCTAGAGTTTATATTAAAAACTGCTTCTGTGTAATCTAAATATCCGTCACTAAATAAATTAGTAGTATTTTCAGACGTTCCAGTCCACTCGTCTGCTTCAATTCCAAAGTTTACAGAAGCTCTTGTTTGATTCGCTGGAGCTGCTGGTAACGGAAACAAGTGAGTCGGTTTATTGTAGAAAGCTGGAGTTGTAGGATTAACAACGTAGCTAATGTCAATCATTTTTAGCTCGCTATCCGTATTAGCTTGAAGCTCTGGTATAAACAAAAGAGGCGCTCCAATAGTAGGCTCAAATTTTTTATTAAGCATAGCTCCTTGCTGAATGTAAGACAAGTTCCCAGTTGAATTATTTGTTATCCTTTCGTACATCATTTTTTCAAAAGGCACTTCGACTTCATAAACCCCTCCGTCAAATTCAGATATACCGTTAGGTGGGTATGTTTCCTCAGAAAATGGTATGCCTTGTATATCGTCAGAAAATTGAACTAAAAAGCTTTTTTTACTTTTAAATCTAAAGTCCATCTCTTTGTATTGAAATAAACGCTCAACAGTAGACTTGCTCATATCTACATATTTAGTAATGTCATAAGCATTGCCTAAGTTGCTCCACAAAGGAGCTTTAACCGTTATGATGTCTTCGTTTTCGTCTTTATAAACTACTAGATTAAACATTTTAAACAAACCACTTAGCCAGTCAATTACTTTCATATCTGGCATTTGCTCTGCTACAATAAACGTATTTGCTGGGCTTTCCTCGCCAGATACTGGTAAATACGATCCAGCTTGTATTGTTGTATAGCCAGGATTAAAAAAGTCAAAGTCTGGGCTTTGATTAGCTACAAATAAACTTTGTATTAAGCCTATTGTGCTATCAGCCTCAATTTCTACTGTAATGTCTACAATTCCAACTCCGTAATCGTTTTTAGTTAAATATATATTATTAACTGAGCTACCAGTTTGATCTACTGAATATAGCACTACATTAGTACCCCCCCTTAAAAATCTTACAGTATATTCTTGAGTTTGAACAGCAGCTTGAATAGTAAGTTGAAATTGCGTTCTAGGTATATAAGTAGGGTTGTAACCTTCCTCAACTAGAACTGTCCTTATATCTACATTATAAAAAGCATTTGGATCAATCTCCCAGCCTATTGGTACGTCATCTTGATGTCTAAATCTGTTGCGTACTATTTGAGCATCGCCTCCTTCAATAGCATTGCTTATATAGCCTTCATTATTATGCATCCACATAAACAAGGGCTTAAACTCTGTACTGTTTAAAAACCCAGTAATGTTAATTTGTGGGTAAGTGTTGTTTATAGCCTCTATTACTGTTGAACACCTTATGGCTGGTTTTACGTCACTCCATTGTAAGTAATCCTCTGTAAGGTGGTCTTTGTAATCTCCGCTTTCATTCAACCTCATATTTTTAGTATGATGTATATTAGGCACTATAATGTCATTAGTTGCTGGATCAGCTTGAAATTTAGATGCTATGTTTGCGTAAGTATATTCAAAGTTTAAAGAGCTTGGGTATATTAATCCAGATAGTTTAGTTTCTCCTAAAACTTCTTTTAACTCAACAGTATCGCCAAAAAAAACAATCTTGTAAGCATAGGCTGCATTATCTTTTAAGTCTACGCTTTTAAATTGTATCTTGCCTTTCTTATAGTCAATACCGTTTAGCTTTATGATTGCCTCGTGTCTAAAACGTGCGTCAAAACTATTTTGTACGTCTTGGTTTTCGTAATGCCTAAAGAGTTTATTATTGTTCTTTGATGCTGGTAAATTAAACTGCTGACTAAACGGAGTAAATATTTTGCCTATGTCTCTAACATTTAAAATACTGTCTGTAATTGTTACGCTTTCGTCTTTAAATAAATCAGCCCTAAAGTAATCGCTTGTAAGTAAATACTGGGGTAACGGAGTTACAGTAAATAAATCATAGTTTAACGTTACTTGTGTGTCACTGTCTATTGCCGTAATCTTTGCACTTAACCCAGTTGACTGATTAATTATAATGTCTCCAACTTGTGCGAATATAGTAAACTGAGCTGCATTATCAATTAACTTATTTGCTGCTAAACTAGACACGCTTCCGTTAATCCTTTTATATCCTTTTATGTAAAGCTCTATTATTTGCATTTAGCGAATGTTGTTTATAGTGTCGTAAGCAAACTCTATGTCTATTGTGTAATTTATTAGCTTGTCATTTAACGATGTTTTATACTCAAGACTAGAGCTACTAACGTTTAAAGGCAGTGTTTGATTGTTTATCTCAATCCAGCAATCCTCGCTTAACTGCATTTCTTTAAATATATCATTGTAAGACTCTGGGTAAAAACCAGTGTTTAAACTTAACTTCTCGTTTCCATTTTTAGTTAAAACTTTTTGCTGGTGTCTACTAGTGTCGTAAGATCCATTAACAACTATGTTTCTTTTAAATTTTTCAGCTTTAGTAGTTAAACTCTCTCTGCTACTCTTAAAAAACCAAATGTCTTGCAAAGCTCCAAACTTGTTAATAAATGTTATTTTGTATGGCTGGTATTTACACTCTTCTATGTTTTTAACTTTAATTAACGTAACTCCGTTTGATCCGTTTAAGTAAATAGTGTCAACTGGAAAAATACTAAAATCATTGTTAAACTCTTCTAAACAAATGCTACCCTCAAAAATACCTCCGTCTAATAAAACCCTTTGCTGAAAATCATCAGCTCCATTTGTTGTGTTTGTGATATATTTTATTTGATCTACGCTTTCTAGTGAGCTAGATATTGCTTGTGTATACAACTGCTCTCCTTTATAGTAAAACGACACGCTTGTTGTAGTATTTGAGTCTACTGGCAAATTTACTGGTGCATCGTCTAACTTTAATATAGTTGTGTTTGACTGTAATAAACTTTGATTGTTTTGTGGGTTAGCTCCGTCTTCAAAAAAACCATAGCCATTAAACCCTCCTAAAGTTGTAAAAGTAGTATAAGTTCCTGGCTGCCCCTGAATGTAATTTAAGCTTCTATAATCTACCCAAACATTAGTACATTCGTAATCTCCGTCAAACGTGCTTAAAATGTAATCACTTACAAGCTCTGCAATTTCAACAGTTACAATCTCATTTACTGCTGAAGCTGATAGCCGAAATAAACTGCCAGTAGTTTGGTCTGTTATTTTAGTTCCAGTGTATATCCAAATATCAAAGTCAACTTGCGTTAGATTTGTAGCCGTAAGGCTTATATAGTAGGGACTCCTTGTGTTAATTTTTGCCATTGTATTCTTTTATTATAAATTCAGTAAAGTCCATTACATCGACTCTGTATTGTTTCTCCAGTCTTTTACTTATGCTTTTTAAATACTTGTGATAGGGTTTAGTGTAAAACAAGCTAGGCTTAATACCGTTTTTGAATATAGATCTAGCAATTAAAAACTGTATTGATTTCTTAAAGCCTATTGTCTCTATTTTTCTTCTTGTAAACCTTCCTTTGTCATCTCTAGGTGCTATGCCCTTTCTTACAATCCACTTGTCTAAGCTACTAGGTGGAGGCATTTTATCCGTATAAGAGTATGGTGTGTCATATTTTGTTTCCGTCCCACTGACTCCCTTGTCTACAAATGTAGCATAGTCCTCCATTAGTATTTGAAACTTTAACGTATCGTTATCCTCAGTTACTGGTGTGCCTTTAATGCTATCCTCTAAAGCTCCTCCGCCTTTTTTTGCAGCGATTAAGTTTTGTTTAGACTCCATTATTATAAGGTCTCTTACTTCTGCTAACGCGTCTTTTAAGTTTTCGTAAGTCATTTTAACAAGCGTCTATGTTATTCATTACTACCAGACTAAATGTTGCTACCCAACCAGCGACTTGGTTTTCAAAGCGATCTCTAAACGGCTCAATGTTTACGCTGCTTTCTAAGTGATAAGCATCAAAGTGTAGGTTTCCCTTTCTAAGTTTTTGTAGAAATTTATTTAATACCGCTAACTGTGTGTTTAAAACGTCTTGTTCATTGTCATTGCCTCTGAAGATATCTACTGTTTCGCTCTTGCTTACGTCTACAATATCCATAGCCATAATGCTAAGGTTGAATGTCATTATCTGTCCGTTCTCCGTTACACTGTTTACAATTATATGCGACAAAGGAAAAATATCTTGCTTGTTTAAATTCACTTGAGTTATATCGCCTTCCGTAACTGTGTTAATGTTTACGTCTAAAAGCAGAGCATCTTTCAATGTTTCTAATACATCGTAATACGCAAATGCTCCTCTATGTTCTATTGCACTCATTTATTAAATTTGTTTTTAATACTACTGTTATCCAGTTCTGTTTTTTCTTTTTTATAACTAAGTGCGTGTAAACACGTGTGTAAGTTTAATCTTGTAACCTCATCTATTTTAAGGACATTGAACTCAGCAAGTGCTTGAATTGAGTTATACCAGCCGTAGCGTTCTGTAAAGTTTGATCTTGCATCAAGCCCTCCGTTTCCTCCGTCTCCAAATAGTCGATCATAGCCACTGATAATTCCTTGCCTAAATTCCAAAAAAAAACAAGACTGCTAATTACTGCGTCCATTGGTGTATGCCTCATAGCATCGTGATAAGCATCGCCTTTGTAATCCTCAATCAAATACTTGTCCCCACTCTTTTGCTTAATAGGTCTATATAGCACACTCATAACTCGGTACATATTGTCCCAGTCCCCTAAATTAGAGTCAATGTCAATATACTCGCCAAAACTCATATCGTCTAGCTTAGGTATAAAGCCAAACTCAGTGTCTCCAAGCTTAAACGATTTTACCAAATCTGGCTGCTGATTTAAGGTGTTGTTAATTACAGAAACAATCTTAGTAACATCGCTTACTTTAAACTCTAAAGACTTATTGTAAGGCACTCCGCAAAAAATTTCTAGTACTTTCTGCTGAACAAAAACATCGCTATTCTCGTCCTCTTCGTTTATGTCTAGGATCTTTAAGTATTTGACGTATTCAGACAACGCTATTTCGCTAAGTCTATTTGGTACATTTAGTTTAATGTTCATATTAATATAACGTAAGATTTAATGTTTTTATGAAATTGTATACTTGCCAAAGTTTGGCTTACTTATTATGCTATAAGTTCCGTAACGCACCGCGTCAATAACGTGATTGTTTCGATCCTCTGGCTTGTTGGTTAGGTTTCCAGATTTGTCTTCTAGCCACTTATAGTTTCTAAATTCTTGTATAGCGTGAGAGCTATCCTTTGTGATGTTTATCTTGTATCTCTTTAATAAGTCGATCCCAGCATTTACACTGTCCCTCCCTTTGATACTAGCTTTTACGTTCCAGCCCATACGCTTAAGCTCATCGTTTAATCTAGGCTCTGCTGAGTCTCCCCAGATTAGTTCCCTCCCTATGCCTATGTCTTTGAACTTTCTGTGTATATCGTGTCCAGTCATCATAGTCTGGTAGAAGTATTCTTTTATGTATAAATCATAACCTTTGAGCCAAACCCCTACCAATGCAGTAGGATCGTTTGTATATCCGTAATCTAAGCCAAAAGAAATAAACTTAGCATCGTCTGGCACCTTATCCACTACACTGTGAGTAAATATAACAGACTTGCTAACTCCCTTCAATCCTAGTCCGTATACTTGCCAGTATTGTTCGTCAGTTTCTCTTAGTCTTTCAATCTCCGTTACAATGCTATTGTCTAAAAATGGATTGTCTAAGTATGTTGTTCTATAAAACTCAACGTCATCTCTGTTTAGCACTCTGTCGTATATCCAATGGTACTCGTCCGAAGGGTTGTAGTCAATTATAATTTTATCAGTAGTCCTAAAGATTAACTGCTGCCAGTCTTCAAACTCCAGCTCGTTAGCTTCATTGATAAAAAGTAAATCTCTTTTACGTCCTCTAATTTTCTGAGGCTGATCTACGCTAATAAACTCAATTAAGTTATCGTTTAAGTAATACTCACTATTTGATTTATTGTGAAACTCTTCTGCATACATTTCGTATTCTTTTAATATGCTAATAAAATCCCTCATTACAGAAGCTCTAACGCTAGGAAACGTTTTCCTTGTAATCGTAATAGTCTTCTTTGTGTTCTTTAAGCAATACTGAAAAATAATGTATAGGATTATATTGTAGGTTTTACCAGACCTAGTCCCCCCTTGCTCCACTACAATTTTTGTTTTACTATTGAGTAGGTGCTTATAAACTACGTTGGTTTTAATCCTCGGTATTCTCAATTATTTCAATTTGAAAGTTAGTAGGCATTCCGTTAGCTCCAGTAATCTCTTGCCTCTCAACAAAGCCTCTGCCCTTTCCTTTAGTCTTTAAATAGAATATAGTAGCTGAAGTATTTCCGTCTCCTATTTGTTTATGTAATTGACTCTCTGCAAAGTCTAAAGCTACGTTTTGTATGTCCTCAACTTGTTTAGCAAACTCTTCGTCTTCTTTTAACCAGCCGTAAAAAGTAGTCCTTCCTACTCCTACAATACGACAAGCCGTTGTAACTATGCCGAGATGTTTTTCAAGCGCTTCTATTATTGCCTTTTTATGTTGTTCGGTTTTGTTCATTTTAAATTCCTTTGATAGGTGCTTTTATTATTGGGTTTAAGTCGAAGTTCTTTTTTTTCTTGCCTCTCTGAGTAGTGTCTATCTTTACAATCTTTGAGCCCCATTTCTTTTGCATTAGTTTTATTTGATCTCTTTCTCTGCCCATAGTTCTGTAATCGGCACAACCTCCTAAGTTACCGTGATCCTTCTTTACTAGACAAGCATAGTTAAGTCTGAGTATTTTTCTATATTCATTTAAGTTCTGCAAACAATAGTCGTAATCGTCTTTTAAAGGTAGTCTTTCGTCAAACCTTAATTTGTTGTTTAGAAAGCCCATAAAGGAGGCTGATACAGTATTAGTTAAACTGAAAGGCGAGTACTCTCTATAACTACCTTTGTCCCCTAAGATATTAACCCCCCATAGCTTTGCTCCTACGTCTTCGCACATATTAAAGCCTTGCTCAATCCACTCTGTAATGTTGTTTATTGTTTCTTGTTTCGGCTTACCTTCTTTTATGTTCCAGCGTTTTATCGCCTCCAGATCATCGTCAACTATTAAGCCTTTGTCTCCTATATAATTGTCAAGCATATAGTTTCTCACTCTAGCAATGTTTCCTTTTATACTGTCTGGCATAACCTCTACGTTGTACCCTAGCTTTTTGTAATCCTCTGCTTCAAACTCGTGAACACAGTAAATTACGTCTTTTATTATTCTGTGAGTCTTAACTCCCTTAGCTCTCTTGTAGCTTGGTGCATATATTTTCATACGCCTTTAATTGGTATTTTAAATTCAAACCTTGTTTTGTTCCAGTTCATTATTTTTTCTCCCCACTTATTGTTTAGCATAGTAGCATACACCCTTCTGTCGTCATTTGTATAGCCTATTACGCTATCTTTGCCTCCGTCATCTCCGTAGAACACAGTAGCATATTGATTGTCCTTTAGAAGCCTTCTATTTAAGTTTAGCTTTTGTACCCAAAACTCAACGTCTTCATTAATTTTAAACCTCTCGTCGTATCTTAGTCCGTCATTCTCACAAATTAAAGTGCTTCCAAATATAACCTTAGTAAATGAGAAAGGCTGATAATCTTTTAGCTTCATATTGTCAAGCGAGTAATCTACGCCAGCATATTTAATACCAGAGTCTTTAGCCATTATGTATATTTTCTCCAGCAACTCCAATGTTTCGTCTCCTTCCAGATCTTTGCTTTCTTTTTTTCTTTTAACCTTTACTAGGTCATCGTCAATAATCCAGCCGTATCCGTCTTCTTGCTCTTCTTTAATAAGATCTAAAATAGCATTTCTTTTTTTAGCAACCGATCCGTCTCTGCTATCGTCAATACTTTGAACGGCACTGCCATATCTTTTTTTGTATTCACTCTCTTGGCTTTTAGGTACTATTATTTTTCCGCAACCCAGATACTCGTATGTTCTAACATTGTCAGCTCTATTGTAAGAGGGTATGTATATGTTATTCATCTTTGATACTCCTTAAGTATTTAGCTCCATTTAAAACCCTTCCTATGCCTTTAGACCAAGGTTTGCCATTCGCTCTCATTGAATGTACTGAGCTAATATCGAAATGAGTTTGTGCTGATAGCCAGTCAACCTCTGAGTCAAACAGTAATACAACGTAATTATGTGATTCGTCTAAGTATTCGCTAAATTCAATCTCTTGTTCCTCAACTCCAGTAAATTCCTCTATGCTTGGTACATCAAGTCCCCAGTCCACTAGCTTATCTACGTCCCATTCGTTTGCTAACGTGTCCCAGTCCCACTCGCCAAAACCAGAGTTGTCTTTTATTATAAACTCTCTTTGTTGCTCCTCTGTTAAATTGTCAGCTTTTATAATCCAAACCTCTTTTAGTCCAGCTTGTTGGCAAGCCTTTAGTCTCATATTACCTCCTAGCACAGTCATTTCTCCGTTTACTACTATCGGTCTAATTTTAAGCATTTCTGGAAAGTCCTTTATGCTATTGACTAGTTTTTTAAATTTAGCATCTTTAATGATACGAGGGTTATCTTTGTTTCCCTTTACTTCTGTAATCTTTACTAATTCCATATTAATTGTTTTCTACTAATTCTGTGATTTTGTTTACTTTCTCCTTTATCGACTCTCTGTAATTTAATACTCTTTCGTCAATTTCGTCAATCATTCCTAAGTTAAAATGTTTTACAATCATCTCTTCGCCCTCCAGTTCTAATAGTATTAATTGAAAAGCTTTATAAAACTTATGCTCGTAATTTTTTACTACGTCAAAACCTTTTACCGAATGTATTACAGTTGCGTGATCCTTGCCTAAGAACTTTGCTATATGCCCAACTCGGCACCAGAAAGTTTCTTTAGCTATCTTGCAAAAAACTACTCTTGCATTTACATTCTCTCTTGTTCTTTTTTTGTCTAGTACATTTATGTCGGTATAGTAAAGTATTCTCTCTGCTAACCAATTATAGTTTGTTATTTCTCTTTCTGTCATTTTTTCTTTTTTAAAGTGTACCTTCAATTATAAAATCGTTTATATCAAAAGCATCGCTTTTATAGTGTTCATATATCTTAATAGCTTTTGCAACCTCTTGCTCCCCTCTTTCGTAAAAGTCTTTTGATACGTCCCAAACTGCAATATCTAAGTTCTTTTTATCAATACATAAAAATTTAAAGTCTTTATAATCCACTCCAAATAGTTTGCAATAAATATACACTTGTAGATAATAACGATATTTTGAGGCACTTTTATCAAAGTTCTTTACATCAATCGTAGTTTTAAGATCCACAAGACCGCCAACATTTTTCAGTATATCTGCCTTAGCTCTAAAAGGATAGCCTTGTAAATTACCTATTGCTGGTATCTCCGTAACGCTATCTCTCATTAACTCCATAGCCGTATTGTTCTTGCTCATAGCATCTACTAAACGCTCTGAGTCGTTTTTTTCCTTCATTGTAAACACGTCTGGGTATTCCAGTTTAGCTTCTTTGAACTTCTTAGTGTTTTTACTTTGAACGTCCACAAAAACAACGTCGTCTATTTTCTCTGGCTCTAGCATCATAGTGTGAAACAACCAGCCGTCACGTAACGCTTGACTGTTCTGCTCTTGTCCGTATTTAGTAATATAGTGATATGTTTTTGGGCTATCTAACAATAGCTTTAATGCACTGGAGGAAAAAGCAGCTTTCCCTAAGTATCCGTAATAAAATTCGTCTGATAAACATTTCTGTTCCAGATCCTTTATTTTATGCTCTGTGTTATCTAATAGTTTTATTGTCATCTGTTATCATTTTTTCAAGTTGATCTACTTTTATTTTAAAAGCTTCAATCTTTAAATACATTTGGCTCATTATTTTTTCTAAGTTAGCGATCCTTTGCACTTGTGATGCTTTTGCTTTTCTCATATTATAGCGTTGTCTAATTGTTCAATTAAGTTTCTTATTTCGCTCCTTTCAAATTTACCTTCAATTTGTGCGTTATAAGTCTTAAACGTAAGCTCATAAACGTCTCGCTCTTCTTTCTTGTCTACTTTGCCAAGGTGCTTAATTTTTAAGTCAAATTTCATTATAGGTTTTTTTTAAATTGTTTTTATTTCGCTTTTGTATGTTGTCTTTCATTTTCTTATTTGCTAAATTATTATGTTCCTGATATTGCAATCCTTTTGTATATCCAAAACAACTAAATAAAGTTTCTAGTCTTAATTTTTTTAACTCTGAAATATCCAAGTCTTGTACTAATTTAAGAAAATCAGTTTCGTACTCTTTTACTTTTACACTATGTTCTTTGTACCTTTCTTTTGCCGTCATTACAATTCTTTTTTAAATTGTTTGTATTTTGCTTTTGTATCTTTGTCTTCTATTCTTATAGCTTGTTTTGCCATTGTATAAAGCGAAGGTATATCATTTAATAACTCCCTTGCGTCCCACTCAATGCTAATGTATCCGTCCTCTGGATCAAAACCGATTGCTTGTATGTGTACCACTCCATTAGTAGAATGTAATTCTGTTGTTGCTTTTATAAAAAATTCTTTCATTGTTTTTTGTTTTTAATTTATACAATAAGCACTGCCTATAATAAACCCCATAGTAATTAGTAGACTAGCAATTCCTAGCACTACTAAAAAGTCTAATTTATCCGTTGCTTTTTTCATTTCGTTTTCTAGTTCTTTTTTATCCATTTTAATTCTCTCTAAATATCCACCAATTTTCATCGTCAAAGCAGTACTCAATCTCTTCTCCGTCATAGTGATTAAAGTGATGTCCATAGCCGTCTACAAAGCAATTCTCTGCCGTTGCCTCCCAATCAATAGCTAACCATTTAGGAGCTTTTATATCGTAACAGTCTTCTGTTATTTCTTGTATGCCCTCTACGTATATGTCCCAAATATCGCTATCCTTTATAAACCGATAGTCTTGTCCGTCAATCTCTTGGTTAAAATCAAAGTCATTTTCTAATTTTTCAACAAGCTCATTGACCTCTTCTTTGTCTACACTAAGCTCTAGCTCCTCGTGTATAAACTCTAGCACATCTCTGTTAATTGTTTTCATTGTTTTTTATTATTTCTGTTAAACATTCGTCTGTTTCTGTAAAATCTGCGTGTTCTCCGCAATCCGCACATATACCAGCGTCCCATAGGTTTTCTGCTCCACAGCAGCCTGACATCATTCTAAGTCGTATTGTTTACAAGCGGTTGAACAGTATGTGTCTCCGTCTGTTTCGTTTCCACAGTGGTAACAACTGCTGGACTCTTCTGGCTCTTCGTAATAATTATTTTGTCTCATTGTTTTTTAATTTAATTTTTAACTCTAAGTTCTCGTGTCTAAACTTATTAACTTGCTTCTGCACAGTATGGCTCTTTATCTCTAAGTCGTTAGCGTATATGTAGATCTCAAATAAACATTTTGCTAAACTGTCTAGCTTCTTATTGTCTGGCTTCGCTTCCTTCCAAGCTATAAACTGTTGGCTTATTGCTGAGAAGTTAGCTTCAAATAATTGCTTATTTAATAGATCCATTAGCTAAAGTATTTTAGTTTAACTGTCTCCCACCAACTCAAGTGTCGCCACTCTGTTTCTGTGTAAATCTCTATTCTGCCAGTATCTAAAACTAGGCAATGTAATCCGCTGGGTAAAATCTTGTGTGTCATTGTTTTAATTTTTAAAGGTTAATATTATTAATGTTTCTTTTTAGAGGGTCTTCCTTGCATACCTTACTTTATGTTTCACTAACTTACTACAATATACAAGAAATAAACGTTATCCACAAGTTTATCAACATTTTATTTTTCTGTTCCCTTAAAGTAATTGTCCCAGACTCCAAATTTAACTGGCTCTGTCTCGTACCAATTTATAACACTTGCTTGTTTTTCTGTAAGCATATAAGTTTCTTTGTTTACCTTAGTGTTGTCCCACATTGTAGTCTTTGGGCAAACCAGCTCCTCTGTTTCTGGCATCTCTATATTGTTTAGCCAATACATAAAATTGCCTTTTGGATCATTAACGAAGTAAATTTTAACAACCTCACTAGGCAAACTCATTAAATTCTCGTGCTTCTTTTTTTCTAGCAACTTAGTTTTATAGTATTTGTTTCTGAATTTCATTTCAATAACGCAAGGGTTTCCTTTTGGCGTCATTCCTTTAGCATCATAAAACGTATTGTCTTTACCGCACCACTCTAAAGCCCAACCGTCTAAGTTTAAGAGATCTACTGTTGCTTTTTCGTACTTATCTATTATGCTCATTCAGTAGGTCTTTCTATGCTCTCGAAATGAGTGTTTAGTTTGCTAATCATCTTTTGGTAGATCTTGCCATTGCAAGTACAAGGCTTACTATATTTTTTATTGTAAACACTAGCATAGTATTCAGCAATCATTATAGCCTCCGCTTTGCTTAGGTCTGTCCTAGTGCTTTTTCTAAACTCTTTCCAGTTATTGTATTCCTTTAGTGTCATTTTCTTTTAAATTTAAAGTTGTCCATTTTCTCTCGCCTCTCTTCGCAACCGCAGTCTTCGCCTAGTATTTGTTTTACTAGCCACTTAACGCCAGTTACTTTAAAGATCCTCTCTAATAAAGTCCCTAGTTTCATATTTTTGTTTTATTTCTTTTTTGATTAATTGAACTGTATGGTATAACGAGTCGTAACTTATGTTTAACTCTCGGCTAAATACGCTTATTTTTTTCTTGTTTAAAAAAACTTCTTTAAATATTGAACTAAAATATATTTTCTTAATCTCTTTATAATTAAAGCTCTTATCAATTAAGTCTGCGTCATTTTCTTTTAACCATTCAAATACGCATTGTATCTTATCTAGCACATCGTCTTCACTATATAACTCTTCGCTCTCTTCCTTTATGCTCTCTTCTGTTTCAAGTATAAAACGTTTTTCCTTTCTTTTTAAGTCAAAGATCATATTCCTAAGTATAACGTAGCAGCCGTAAAAATTAGGCTCGTCTTTGTTAAAGAGATAGTCTGTGTTTTTCTCGTGCATTTTTAAGTAAAATTCTTGCACAATGTCTTTTGCAGTATCAATATTGCACCCAAGCTCTAGCACATACTTAATCCAAAGCCTATCGTATTTATATAGTATCTCCAGCATCGTCTTTCACATAGGTTATAGATATTAAAACCACTGCAAGCATAAGCTGAAATGTTATTTGTTTTCCCTCTTCAACGTATTCCTCGTCATATAGAAATAAAAAACCCAGCCCAGTTATAAAATTAAACTGTAAGACTGGATTAAATTCGTTTGTAAAGACAATTAAAGCAATTAGTAAAACTACTAGAAAGCCTAGCGCATATAAAATCATAATGTTTTTTTGTCTAATATAAGCATTTTTTTTTAAATACTTCTTAGAAACTTATTAGCTCGGCTATCCTCTTCTATTTTTTTTATTAAATTCTCGTTCTCCATACTAAACCCAACGTTATTTTTAACCGACCTCAAAGGCAACGGAAAGTCTAGCGGTGTAGGTCTGCCTCCAGTTTCAACCTCTTTAACCTTTCTAACGTGTATCTGAGTAATCATAAAGTCAGTAGGGTGTTGAACATACCTATGTATAACCCAAAAATCGTCAGCTCTGTTTACAAATTTAGCACCCCCCTCTACGTCTCCAGATTGTGGAGGTATTGGGTAACCAGCATATTTATGATCTGCTCTGTGTAGTATTCTTATAGCTCCAGTGTTTGCGTGAACATTTAACCAAATTGTTATGTTATTCTGTTTGCAGAAAATTCTAAACTCAGTTGTGGCTTGATAGTCGTATTCGTGACCTCCTATGCTCTTCATTAATATAGGATCTTTAACAATAGAATTGTATGGGTCAATCATAAAACCGTCATAGTCCCAAGCCTCTTTGTAGCTCTTGCCTAAACTCAATAAGTCTCTGTATGTGTATAATTTTTCTGGCGATATTATTTTAAAGTGATCGTCTATAAACTCTGTGTGTTCTATAAACTCAAGCTCCTCAATCATATTAATCGGCTTATCTGCTAAATATTCCACAAGCTTTCTAACTATTGAGTGTGGCTCATTCTCGCTACTAAATACAAGCCATTTTTTTTTATGTTTAATTGAGTAACATAACATAAGAAACAAGACTGCTGATGTTTTACCTACGTTAGCTTGACCTAAAATGACGTTAAAATTGCTAGGCTTAAATCTTATGTGTTCATCAATATCTGGAATGTCTAATCTTAAGCCCTCCTTAATGCTTCCATTACGGATCTGTCTGAGCTTCTCTATTGTTTCGTGATAGTTTATTGTCATTGTTTTGTATTAAAAAAGGCTACCTTTCGATAGCCCTTTGATTAAAATGGTAAGTCAGCTTTCTCTCTGTCTGGCATATGCTCCTTAGCCGATATAGGTTTCTGGTACCCCTCAGTAGGCTTAAAAAATTTAGCATACATTTTGTTAGGATCACTCTTAGCCTTTAGTATATCAAAGGTAATAAACCCATTGTTAGCCTCAGCAGTAGCTTTGTTTTCTTTAAGCCAAGCAATCATCTCGTCAGCTTTTACTGATACATTAGTTACAATAAAGTCAAACTTGCCCTTTCTAGCAAATAAGAAATTTAAAAATTCAGTGTTGTTGTTGTCATTCATAGTTGTTATATTTATTTATTAATCCAATTATACATTTGTTCTGCGTCTTTTATAAGAGTCTCAACGTCCGAAACTCTTTGTGCGTGAAAATTAGATGCTGCTATTATGCAGCTTGTCCTTACGTTTAAGTAAAGGTCTTCACGCACCCACCTTCCTTTGCTTTCTTTTTTATCCTCTATTAACTCAGAAGCACCCTTTTTGGGTTTTAAGTCCTCTCTAATTAATTTAGCATTATACATATCCTCATTAGTGACTGTATATTTTATGGTGTCTCCAATAGATCCAATAAATTCGCCTTTAGAAAAAAAAGTGTAAGCTCTTCCGTCTTTAAAAGTAACCTTGCTTTTTTTCATTCCGTTCCACTGTCCGTCTGGATCAATGTGTTTTATAGTTCCGCTCTTCATATTAATTTCGTTTAAAACTTTCGCTTTCGTCTTCGCCAAACACTCCTAGTTCGTAAAACCCAGTTAGTTTTAGTACGGCTCTGCTCATCGCTCTTTTTTCTGCCATTTCTGGAACGTACCAACTGTTTGTGTTTCCGTCTTTGTAATTTTCTCCTTTCAAAGCAGATCCGAATGTTTCTATTTTTTTTCCGTCTTTCTCTGCATACGCTTTAAATACTGCGTAATTAGGCTCACACCTTACAACCTCGTAAGAAACGCTCATTTGCTCTAAGGCTTGTATCTTGTCAATTCCTTGGCGAGTAATTATTGTGTAGTGTTGATGCTTAAAAAAGTCATCTTTGTCTAAGTCATA